TTCTTTAAAGATTACGGGAGGGCGTGCGGTCATTGGGGGCAGTGGCAAGATGCTGGGGATTGCCCTGCGGCACCTGAAACCCACCCACAACGTCCCGGATGGTCGTGGAAGGAAACACGGTCTCCTTCTGAATGCCTTGGATCACCTCGATTCGCTTACTTCAATCTTTGGGATTCCATCCACGGCAAAGACAGTTGGGCTGCCAACCCCTACGTGTGGGTGATTGAGTTTAGGAGGGTGAAAGGAGTGCGATGAAAACCAGCCATAACTTCGCCAAGCGTGAATGGGTTCAATGTGGCAATGGCATTTGGTCGCATGTCAGCGGCGTAACAGCCAGGAGGATTTCGGAATGGCCTAGCAAGTGGCGGACGGGGTGCGGGCGGGTGTTTAGGACGTTTGGGCAGATCAAGCAATGGGTGAAGGAGAGTGTGAAATGAGCAATACTGAAAGAGTTGCGTTCGCGTGCGTTGGCGCGCTTGTGGCGTTGGTTGTAATGGCCATCATGGCAACAGAAAGAGCCAGAGACAGGGTGAGTGAACTTGGCCAAGAAGCCATCCAGCTCGGATTTGCTCAGTACAACCCAACGAATGGGGTTTGGGAGTGGAGAAGCGGAGATGAAACGATAACGAACTACGTTGCCGTAATTCAAACCAACCACGTTTCCAATTACAAGGACGGAATGGTTGCGGGAATGAGGATTGGTTTTCTGGTTCACGCTCAGGGCAGAAACATTGAGGAGTTCATTGACGAGACCAAGAGCGAATGGGCGAAAGAGGATGCGAAATGAGCAAATGGATATGCCAGCATAAGGGGTGGTGGACGCTCGAAGATTTCGGCGCGGTTTGCCTAGAGAGGGATGGGTGGTGGTATTACAAAAGGCACGGATATCTATATTTTAGGTACGATTGCGCTGAAAGTGGTCCACACAAAACCATGAAGCGAGCGATGAATGCTTGTGAGGATGAGCGAAGGAGGAAGCATGACTGATGAGCAATGCAGGGCGACGGTTGAGATCGCCATCAAGCGCGGGTTCTGCTCGCTTGCGGTTCCGTGGCCAAAGGTAGTCGAGAGAGCGATCAAGAGAGGGTTATGCTCAAAGCCGAAGAACGCCAAGCCAGTGCCAATCAGCATCGGCAAAGACCCAAGGGGCAATCGGTACGCGACGCCAGAGGATGCGAAGAGGGCTCATGTGATATATATGAGGGATTATCGTAAGAGGTGGAAGGAAGCGAGGAAGGCGAGGAAATGAAAAACAACCAACCAATGAAGCAAGTCAGCTACGCAGACTTCCTTGAGCGCAAGACTCAACTAGGGAGCCAAGATGGGTTCAAGCCTCTATGGATGCCGGACTTCCTGTTTCCGTTTCAGCGCGCGCTGACGACTTGGGCAATCGAGAAAGGTCGTTGCGCCATCTTCGCTGATTGCGGGCTTGGCAAGACTCCAATGCAGCTTGTGTGGGCGCAAAACGTCGTTGAGAAAACCAATAAGCCGGTCCTTATTCTGACCCCGCTTTCAGTTGGTGCGCAGACTGTCCGCGAGGCCGAGAAGTTTAGTGTCGAGTCAAAGCAATCTCGCAATGGGTCAATACCATCCAAGATCGTCGTCACCAACTACCAGCAACTCCACAAGTTCGATTGGAAGGAGTTCGGTGGGGTTGTGTGTGATGAATCCAGCATCATTAAGAGCTTCGATGGGGCGATCAAAACCCAGGTGACGGACTTCATGCGGAAGCTGCCCTACCGATTACTTTGTACGGCAACGGCGGCTCCGAATGATTATATCGAGCTGGGGACTTCGAGTGAGGCGTTGGGTGAGTTGCGCAGAGTCGAAATGATGGCGCACTTCTTCAACCACGACGGCGGAGACACGTCGAAATGGAGACTAAAGAAGCACGCGGCTAAGGGCGCTTTCTGGCAATGGATCTGTTCATGGGCTAGGGCTATCCGAAGGCCAGAGGACATCGGGTTCAATGGTGACGAGTACATCCTACCAAAGCTAACCACTGTGGAGCATGTCGTTTCCGCGACGGCGCCCAACCCCGAATATCTTTTCGACATGCCGGCGGTTGGACTTGATGAGCAACGCGCTGAAAGACGACGGACAATCAATGAGCGATGCGAAATGGCCGCGAGCCTGATCAATTCGACCAACAAGCCGGCGTTGGCGTGGTGCCATCTTAATGAAGAAGGGAGCATGATAACCAAGATGATTCCCGGCGCCGTGGAGGTTTGCGGGTCGGATTCTGACGAGTTCAAGGAGAAGACATTTGAAGCGTTTTGTGCTGGTGAAATCCGCGTCATTGTCACCAAGCCAACTATTGCCGGAATGGGGCTAAACTTTCAGCATTGCGCCCATCAGACATTCTTCCCGTCGCATTCCTTTGAGCAATGGTATCAGAGCATCAGGAGGAGTTGGCGGTTCGGGCAGAAAAACCCCGTCAGAATCGACGTGATTTCAAGCGCCGGCGAATCAGGCGTGTTGAACAACATGAAACGCAAGGCTGACCAAGCCAACGAGATGTTTGCAAAGATGGTCGAGCTAATTAACCACGAGCTTAAGATTCAAAAACACCAACCTCACACAACCCCGACCAAAACACCAACATGGCTATCCTGAACCAAGCAATCGAAGAAAAGTATGCGATCTACAACGGCGATTGCATTGAAGTGATGCGAGACCTTCCTAGTGCATCTGTTCACTTCTCGATTTTCTCTCCACCTTTTGCGGATCTCTACTGCTACTCGGACAGCCCAATGGACCTTGGGAACTGCAAGAACTATGAGGAGTTCTTTATTCACTTCGGATTTGTCGTTAAGCAACTGGCGCGGATAATCAAGCAGGGAAGAAACTGCGCAGTTCATTGCATGGACATTCCAGCCATGAAAGAGCGGGATGGGTTCATTGGCATCAAGGACTTCTCTGGGGACATCATCCGGCTCTTTCAAGAACACGGCTTCATTTATCATTCCCGGCATACCATTTGGAAAGATCCCTTGATTGAGGCGACGCGCACGAAGGCGCTTGGGCTTATGCACAAGCAACTCCAGAAGGACAGCATCATGAGCCGATCAGGGCTTCCTGATTACTTGCTTTGCTTTCGGAATGCCGGGGCGAACGAAACGCCAATCACCCACCCGGACGGACTGACAACCTACGCCGGGAGCGACACGATACCTCGCGCCGAAGGAATTAAGCGGTCACATAACATTTGGCGAGCATACGCCTCCCCAGTGTGGATGGACATTCGACAAACAAACACACTGAACGCGAAATGCGCCCGCGATGCTGACGACGAGAAGCATCTTTGCCCCCTCCAACTCGACGTAATCGAGCGAGCCTGCGTGCTGTGGAGCAACCCTGGTGAAATCGTGTTCACCCCATTCATGGGCGTCGGAAGTGAGGCGTATGGCGCTGTTATCAACGGAAGGAAGGCGATTGGGGTTGAACTGAAGCCGGCGTATTACAATCAAGCCGTACTCAATTTGGCGTCAGCAGCTAGCCACACAGAGCAGGAGTTGATTACGGTATGAATACCATATTCTCCGCATACTGCGCCTGCGCCATCTGCTGCGGGCAATGGGCCGACGGACTAACCGCCAGCAACACCAAACCAATCCAAGGAATCACCATCGCTGGACCGCGCTCAATCCCACTCGGGACTCGTGTTTTGGTTTCGATTCCAGGATACTCCACCAACGCGATGATCGTGCAGGATAGGATGGCGAAGAAGTGGGATGGGAAACGGTGGGATGTGTATTTTCGGGACCATCAGGAGGCGAGGGGGTTTGGATTAAGGGTTGGGAAGGTGGAGGTGATGAGGTGAAGGCCAAAAACCCCACGACATGCAGCGACTGCCATCACTGGTGGAAGCTTGAGAATCGACGGGGAGGGTTCTGTAATTACTGGTGGTCGATTAAAAGACCCAACGCTCATTGCTTAGTGTGGATGAAAAGGAGGAAGGAAAAATGAACCTCCCCATGCAACCCGACGAGGTTCGCGCCTTCGTCAAGCGCGAGGGCATAACGCTGCGGGAGAATGATTGGAGCGGATCGGCTGGCAGGAAGACGGACAAGAGGCGATACAAAACCTATTACGCAAGCGATGCGGAGAAGCGGCGGGCAATCTCAATCCGGCGCATGATGTGGGGTAGGAAGCAGACGAGTGGGGTTTGTGCTTGCGGTAGGCCAGCGACAGTAAGGACCGGGGGGGCTGGGGTGTCGTTTGTGTGCGATAGGTGCCTATTGTGGGAGCGCGAATACTACGACACGAGGAGGAGGGGTAGGACTATAATGACGAGCGAGGAAAGGAAGGAGCAAGATGGGAACTAATTATTACCACATAACACAGGTTGGGAACGTGTGCGAGCATTGCGTCAAGGGTGAGCGCGAAGAGCGCAGGCACATTGGGAAGTCTAGTGCGGGATGGTGCTTTTCTCTGAGAGTGTATCCAGAGGATGGGATTACAGGGTTGGATGACTGGAAGAAGGAGTGGGCGAAGGGTGGGGAGATTGTGGATGAGTACGGGGATGATTTCAATGCGGAGACCATGCGTCTAATCATTGCAGAGCGGCATGGCAGAGTGTGGAATGAGAGGGATTGGGACCTGATGGGATACACAGATGAGGCCGATTTCCACGCCAAGAACCACAGCGAGCGAGGGCCTGGCAACTTATTGAGGCACAGGCGCGACAGGTTCTGCGTTGGGCATGGAGAGGGGACCTGGGATCTTGTGGTGGGGGAGTTTTCATGAATGACATATCAGCTAACGATTGGATTGAGGCGCAGACTAAAGCGATGGAAGGAGAGTTTGGATGCAGCAGGCCAAGTCCGCGCAACTGGGCGATGGGGTTTGAGCGAAGGGCCAAGCCAAAGGCCAAGCCAAGGGCTAAGCCTAAGAGGGCTGAGGTGAAGGATGGCGGGGTTGTTGCGAGTGGGGATGGGTGGTGCGTGAGGAGGGGCGACGGATGAATGCACTAGGCAAAACTTGCCCACTAGCGCAATCAGCTAGGCAAAAACTGCCTAAAGGAATCTTTTGCCTAGTTGGAGAAGGTTGCGGGTTAGGACCCTGGTTGGCAGTTCCTGTGAAACCATGAAAAATCCCTCAACACCACATAGACGACGCAGAAAACCACAACACCACAAGTTAAGGAAACCCGACATTGACGATGGAAACCTTGACGACGTTGACGACATTGAACCGATGGGCGAACCCGTGGACACCGCCGGCCTATCCGAGCGCGACGGTCTCTACCGTGTCCAGCGCATGAGGCATGAGCACAAGCTGGCGTTAGAGCGCGGACGAGTCCTTGACCGCAGCGCCGTGGAGCGAGCGCTGGCCGAAGGGATGGCCCAGTTGTTCGGTGCGCTGGACCGCCTCTTCTGCGCGGAGTTCCCGGCGCTTGGGAAGGGCCTCTCAGAGCGCGAACTCCGCGCCCTCGCGCGGAAACAGATCGAGGAGCTTAAGCGAAACTTGCGCGAGTCCCTATCGACCAGGCGAATGCAGTTAGAGCAACAGCGGGTAAAGGGCCAGCCGGCGTAATGGACGACGAGGCGCAAACAATCCGCGCATGGGAAAAGGCGGTTCCGCCAGACCGCGCCACCGACCCAATCTCATGGGCTGAACAACACGTCCGCCTACCTGGATCCGCACGCTCCGACCGCTTCTCGCGCAGCATCACGCCATGGACCGCTGAGGTGCTGCGCTGCATTGACGACGACGTGACTCGCCGGGTGGTGTTCGCCAAGCCGATTCAAGCTGGCGGCTCCGTGGTTGGAGACATAGCCTTGTGTTATTGGGCAGCCAACAGCAGCAGCGGAGACATTCAATGCAACTGGCAAAACGACCTCCAGGCTGAGTCGCGCTGGGTGAAACGAATCGAGAAGATCCTCAAGTCGTGCAAGCCGGTCATGGCGCGATGGCCGGACCCAAGGGACAGGACTAAGATCAATAAGGGGCAGATCATCTTCCCCCATTGCAACCTGATGGTCCAAGGCGTCCACACCGATCGGCGCGTGGCGTCAGACAGCATCAAATACCAGATCAACGAGGAGGTCCATGACGAGGCGGGATGGCTCACAGGCAGGCTCGCCCAAGCATTCGGTCGTCTCACGGCCTATTGGGATTCAATCTCGATTGTGATTTCCAACGCAGGCCGAGAAGGAAGCGAACTTCACAAGGAGTTTATCGCCGGCACGCAGGAGCATTGGGAGGTTCCGTGCCCAAGCTGTGGGCAATTCCACGTTCTCCGCACACAGTTCGACAAGAAACGTCCGGAGCTTGGAGGCTTGCGCTACGACGCCGATGGCTGCCGGCGGGAGGACGGAACCTACGATTACAACAAGCTTGCGCCCACAGTGCGCTATCAAATGCCGTGCGGCTATGAGATGCCGGACGATATTGCCATCCGCCGCAAGATGTCGCTTGGCGGTCGGTATGGCGAGCCGCACAACACAGGCGCAACCAAGGAGACGCGCAGTTTTACTCTTGAGGCAGTGTCGGTGGACTACATCGCATTCCTGACATTGATTCAGGAAAAGCACACGGCGATTAGGGCAATGCGTCACGGCGACCCGGAGCCGTGGTTCCGATACCTCCGCGAGCGCGAATGCCGTTTCACGTCCGACGAGGACAGGCCATCAGTGAGCGTGGTCAAGCTCACAGAGGCTCGGAAGGTACGCGGAGGCATGGAGAACCGGGCGGCACGCTTCGGCGCATTAGACCGGCAACGCGGGTCGCTAGCCGGCGGCGAGCTTCCTCACTGGTGGGCGGTGGTCCGCGACTTCGATGGGCGCGGAAACTCCCGGCTGGTATGGGAGGGCAAGCTCCTGACCGATGAGGACGTGGTGGACATGCTGCGCCGGATGGAAGTGCCGCCCAGGTGCGTCGTAGCTGACTCTGGGGATGACACGGTGCATGTCTATCGGTTCTGCATGGCTAACGGATACAACGCCATCAAGGGCGACTCCCAAGACCTATTCGCCCATCCTGACGGTGGACGGAAGATTTACAGTCCCGAGAAACTGCTGGCCGCGATGTTAAACGCTCCGTTGTCCGGTCGGGAGATGATCGATGAACCACTGTTTTGGCACTACAGCAAGGCTGGAATCCGCGACCGGCTGCACTGGCTTAGGACATCAGGCGAGGTGGCGTGGGAGGTTCCTGACGACGTGAGCCGAGACTACCTGAACCACATGGACGCCGAGGAGCTTATTGAGCGCAAGGACCGCCTCGGTGCCATCGTCAAGGAATGGGTTCAGCGCAAGGCTCGAAACGATCTTTTCGTCTGCGAATGCTACATCGCCATGATGGCCGACATTGGAGGTTTCTTTGCCGCACGATGACATCCCCGAGAATTGGGACCGCCTGCTTTCGCGGTCGGAGCTAGCTGGTGAATTAGGCCGCGCAGTCTCCTACGTTGACGCCATGATTCGGCGCGGGTTCCGCATGATTGGCGGACGCTCCACTATCCGCCTCGCGTTGGAATGGCTCGCTGAAAACCCCAAGCCAAGGTCTGGCGAAAGTAAACGGTAGCGGGCGGGGTCCCACGGTAGTTGCAGGAACGGCATGGACAGCCATGCTGAAACCGTGGTCGTACCCACCGCGTTCAAGCGCACCATTCTTCGGGTCATTTACCAGTCCGCCGTTGCGGATTCAGTGACCTTGCAGGCTGCGCTCATGGCTGCGCTTACGGCCAAGTATGAGGCGGACGGGTCTGGCAGGGTAATGACGGCGACCTCGTTGGGCGGACACTCCATGCAGTGGTCCACCACGTCTGCAACCCGAGGCTCCACCCCGCAGCAAATCATTGAAGCTGTCGAGGAGTTGCTAACCCTGGCTGAAGCCCTATCCGCTGCCACCCCAGCCCCAGCCAACGACGCCGCCCTTTTTGCGGCCATGCTCGTCGAGCTTGTCCCGTGCGTTGAATACCGCATGGACTTTCTGACCAGCCGAAACCAGGAGGGCCTCTGATGGCTGGATACCTCGCCAACCTGTTCAGCGCCATCCTGGGGAAATACTACTCCCCCACGCAGGACATCACCCGGTCGTATATCCGCTCGCCATTGCAGGATGTCCGTAAGGACTGGAGCGCCAGCACGCGGCAGGAGCAGGTGCGGCTCATCCGCCATTTCGAGCAGACGACCGGCATCGTCAACAGGTTGGCGGATTTGTTCGAGGCTTACACGGTTGGGGTGGGGTTGATGACGCATCCGGCGAGCGATGATTCGGAATGGAACGACACTGCCGACGAATCCTTCGCCACATGGTCCGACAACGCCGATGTGATTTCCCGGCAGTCGTTCGGGACGATTCAAGGACTCATTGCGCGTGCGTGGTTCGTTGATGGGGAATGCTTTGTAATTAAGGACACTAAGAGCCAGAGTGGGCGCCCAAGACTGCGCCTTGTCGAGTCTCACAGGGTATGCACTCCGCCTGGATACAGCGAGGAAAACGGGGTCTATGATGGCGTTGAAATCGACGAACGCAAAAGACCGGCGGCGTATTGGATTAAGGAGCTTTCAGCCGATGGGATGAGGTGGGAGTGGGAGCGTTACGACGCCGGGATGATTGAGCACATCTTTGAGCCTCAGCGCCCAGACCAATACCGAGGCATCCCATTCCTGACGCCCGTCCTTCGCCACCTCCACGACCTCGACGACCTCCAGGCTTACGAGATGCTTTCGGCCAAGGGCAACTCGGAGATTTCCAACATTCTCAAGACAGAGACCGGCGAGGCGCCAATCAGCCCATTGATGGCGAAGTTTCGTGGCAACCAAAGCGTTACAACCGGAACCGGCGCGGTCATTACCGAGGAGCGGATTGATTACGTCAGGAAGGCACTTGGCGGGCGCACGGTGGCGCTGAAACTGAACGAGAGCCTAGAGCAGCACAGGAGCGACCGGCCCGGTGCTGCGACAATGGAGTTTTGGCGGTCCATCAAGGAGGAGATTTGCACCGGAGCCGGCATCCCTTACGTACTCGTGTACCCCGGCTCCATGCAGGGGACGGTGTATCGGGGAGCCCTTGATGCCGCAGATGCTTTCTTCCGCGCTCGCTCCAGCGTCATGCAGGCTTTTGTTCGGCGCATATACGCATGGGTTATGCGCTTTGAGGCCGCGAGCAATCCCAAGCTCCGACCTATGCCGGCGGACTGGTACAAGGTCGTTATCCATCCTCCACGCAGCGTCAAGGTGGACATCGGCTACGACAGCAAGGCGGCAATCCAAGAGATCGATGCCGGGCTTTCCACCTACGACATGATTTACGGGCCTCGTGGGTTGGACTGGCGCGAGCAGTTCACTGCGCTGCGCGAGCAACAGCTATTTGCGGAAGGAATTGGATTGCAGCTTGGACAGCAAAAGAAGGCGGAACCCGAAAAGAAAGACGAGGAAGAAGAACCCAAACCGGAGCCCGCAAAACCATGAGTGAGATTTCAACAATCAAACAGGAGGACGGCAGCCATGTTGTTTCCATCGAGGGATTTATCGGTGAGGACTATTTCACTGGCGCCGGAAATACCGCCGCCGCTTTCAAGGCTGCACTCTCAAGGATTCCGCGCGATCAGGCTATCACCGTGGGCATCAATTCAGAGGGCGGCAGCATCCAAGAGGGCCTCGGCATTTACAACGCGATCCGCGAGCGCGGCAACGTAACGACCAGAGTGGATGGCTACGCGCTGTCTATCGCGTCATTAATTGCCGTAGCTGGCGCCAAGGTAATCTCACCCAAGTCGTCCGTCTGGATGATTCACAACCCATGGACGATTACAGCCGGGGATTCCGAGGAACACCGTCGAGCCGCTGACTCGCTGGAAGTTAACGCTGACGTGCTGGCAAGCGTCCTGTCTGAAAAGACCGGCAAGGACAAGGATGAGATCCTTGAGGCGATGGCGGGTGAAACGTGGTTCTCTGGCGAGCAGGCAGTCGAGTACGGACTCGCCGACGCAATGACAGACGAGACAACCAAGAAATCTGCGCTCGCCCGCACCTACCGACACCCAATGTCATTCGACCGCACTAAAGCGATCCTCAACACTTTCCGCGCCCCAAAGCCGGAACAACGAAAGGACACACACATTATGGATACTGAGAACAAACCCGCACCGGCTGGGGCTGGCAATGCCCCGGAGCCGAAGGCGGAAAACATCGTGACTCGTGAACAATTCGCTGCGCTTCAGATTGAAATGCAGGCGATGAAAACCAAGGCCGAGACCGAGCGTAAGGCCCGCATCGAGGCGCGTTGCGCCACCTTGTGCGCTGAGCGCAACCTCGACCCAGCGAAGTGGACCGAGCGGGCGTTGAAAGACGAGACCGTGATGGCTGACATCGAAGCCATCAAGGTTCCCGACAAGTCGCCCGGACCATCGCGCAAGGTTGACGGTGGCGGTGAAGGCCCACTCGACGCCGCATTCGCCATCAAGGACTCTCCCAAGCGGTTCCGCTTTATGCGGGACAATTGGAGCGAGCTCCGGCAAGCCGAGGCTTCCGCGAAAGGCCGGCAGATCATGGCCGCGAACACCGGCACGGACAGCGCGACCCTTATCGGCAGTTTCCTTGCCGCTGGCATCGTTACCGTGTTGCAGAACAAATGCGCCGCCTTGCGGGCTCTCACTCGCGACTTTGGCACCGGCCCGATGGCTCCGCGTCAGCCGGTGGTGGTAACCAAGGTTAGCGCCGGCGGAACCGCGCAAACCAACGCGACGGACTTTGAGGATACCACTAACTTCGTTGGAACAGCTGGAGCTGTGTCCATTACTCCGTCTCAAATCACGGTCGGAGGTTACATTGACAACGCGGAACTCAACAGCGGGTTCCGCATTGGGATGTGGACCGAGATCAAAGCCGCCGAGATGGCTGACAAACTCATGGCTGCGGTTGCCGCGATCATCACCACCGGAAACTTCACGGCCACCCCTCACCTCTCCGCGTCGGCTTCGTTCGGAGGCGATGATATGCGGACCTTGTGGGGTATGCTGAAAAAGGCGAATCAGAAACACCTCATCCTTGATGGTGAGTATTATGCCCGATTGCTGCCGTCCACCCGTGAGGAGTTCAACGTGGCTGAGGCTTCATGGCCGGGGTGGAATGGTGTTTTCCTGAACACCGTTTGGACTGGAGCCACGGCCAACACTGTCGGCTTCGCGTGCGATCCTCAGGCGATTGCAGTTGCCGCTGGGTTACCACTGACATCCGCGCAGTCTGGAGCCGCCGGCCTTGGTCAGTCGGTCATCACGGTTCCCGGCGTGGAACTGAGCGTCCAGCAGAATAGCTGGTTCTCCAACAAAACCCGCACCGAGTGGGTGACTTGGGACGTGGTGTTCGGCGCCGCGCTCCTCGACGCAACCGCGGGCGTGCTCGTGAAATCCAGCTAACCCTGAACCATGAGACCGTTCATCCTTCATGTGGACCATCCGCAGCAGCCGACGAAATCGGCTCTCGTGATGGGGCCGGAGAGTGATCCAAACAAGGTGGCGTTGGAGTATGCCAACGTGAAAGCAAGTTTCGAGCACTCATTCGGTCCAGGCTTTCTGCTGTACTTCAATGGTCGTGGTGAACCCGCGATTGCTCAAGTCAGCCGGAAGCCTGCGGTCAAAGACGAACCAATCAAGAAAGGACAATCCAAGTGAAATCGTTCAAACTCATCATGGCCAGCATCTTCGGGATGCTTGGCCTTAGTCTCGGTGCTTATGGTCAGAGCTACGGATACCAGGTATTCGCGCCGACGACCATGACCGCATCGTCCACCTCAAACTACACCCACACCATCGACGTGCGTCGCCAGGCGACTGTTGCGCTTTCGTTGGCTGGCGTGAGTGGTGGAGCTGGCACTGACAACCTAACCCTTACGTTCGCGCCTTCGGTTGACGGCGTGAACTTCACCACTGCGGCTAATAGTCGCATCACGTGGGTTGTTGCGGCGACCGGCGCCACTCCGCATGTTCATTCCACAAACATCACGGTTGGCGGATATGGATACCTGCGACTCGTGAGCGTGCAGAATGGCGTGGCGCAGACCTACGCCTATACGTTGACCGCATCAAACAAGGGTCTCTGATTCATGGGCCTGGAACTCCAACTCCACGCCGCAGGGCTGGCCGAACTCATTCGTGCGTTCGGCCAGCCATTCACGGTTGATGGCGTTGCAGGGACGTTCCGTGGCTTGTTGGATAATCCCATCGTTGGACTTTCGCACAGCGTTGAAGCCGGACAGGAACAGGACGGCGGTACGCTTTACAGCAAGAGGGAAGCATCCTTCACTCCGATTTCAGGAATGCGCGTAACCATTCGCTCACGCCACTACACAATCGACCAAGTCACCGACGAGCAAGGCCATTGGGCTATGCAACTCATCGGGAGGAACCGATGACTGTCGAGGTGAACATGGCCGAGCTGAATCAAGGCATGACCAAGCTCGCACAACTCACAGGCAAGGAGCTTGTGACAATCGTGCGCGAGCAGGCGCGACTGTTCTGCTTCGATGCCATGAAGTCCACGCCGCCATTTGTTGGGAAACCTTATGCGCCATTGACCGAGGGATTCCCAGCGCAGCGCAAGGCGGGTGAGATGGCGGTTGAGAGGGACATTGGAACTAAGGCAATGCAGCCGCTAACAAGGCTGGATATTTTCAAACCCAATCAAGAGAAAGGCGACGACCTTGGCGTTTACCTTAGCCGGCTAATTCGCAGAAATCGCACGCTCAAAGCTGAGGAGATTCTTAGGAAGAACAAAATCCGAACGCTTGGAATCCTTAAGAGGGCGGACGCATCACTGCACGAGCGAATCAGGGACAATAGGGGTAGGGTTCAACGAAACATTGGCTATCTAGTCGTCAGCGAGCCGAGTGTTAGGTCTCTAATTCGCAAGAAAAAGAAGAACGTTGGACTAGCTAAGGGCGGTTGGGTGTTTTCGGTTAAGGCTGTATCCACAAAGCTTGGCGTTCGCCATCGAGTTCCAGGCTGGCTTTCTAGGGCTCACTCGTCGTCAAGTGGCATCTATTTCGAGTCCGGCGCTGGAGATGGCGTAACCATCACAGTTGGAAACGTGGTTCCGAAAGCTCAAGGAATGCGAAGCATGATTGAGCAGGAAGCCTTGCGTAACCGCGTCCGAAACCTACCACTTCAAATCCGGGGCGTTGAACGAGCCCTTGCGAGAAAGGCACGGCAATGGCGGTGACAATCGCATCCACCAGCGAGGTTAAAATCACCCGAGGAAACGGGTCGCTCTACACCGGACGCATCACACTTCGACCGCCGTCTCGCGTGGTTGCTGACGCGCAATGGTTCGTTGCGTTGCCAGTCCACGTTCCCGTGTTCGATGGTGTTTATTCGTTCACGTTGGAGGCTGGCCTTTTCTGGCTTCACGCCCCAAGCACCGAGAGGGTGCCTGTGGTGGTTCCTGCGACTGGCGGACCATACACCATCCAAGAGCTAATCGAAGACCCTGCCGCACCGCCAGAGCCCGACCCGGAGGCTCCTGTCACTGCGCATCTCGAGTTCGCCACCGTCACGGCAATGCTTTTCGCGGACTCTGACACTTATCTCACTGCGATGTGCAAAAACTACGAGGTGGACGACGGAATCATAACGACATGGCTCAAGGTCGGAATCACTGGCCTAACCGACAACGGAGACAGCGTGCGCCAAACCAACGACGGATCGTGGTTGATTCGAACATTCCCGAGCTAACATGCCAACTGTAACCGGCCATCTCATTTCAGCCGACGGGACAGGACTACTTACCGCAGTCAAGTTCACCACCATTTCCGCGCCAGTTGAGTCCAGTGGCTCAATGGTTAGCGTCACCGAGAAACGGACGAACACTGATTCAAGCGGAGACTTCTCGCTTACACTGGAGGCTGGTGACTACACTGTTGAATGGTACAACGGCGAGAAGCTGACCGAGGTGACGATTGCGGTGCCGGCAGGTGGCGGGCCGTACACTCTGACGAATATCACAGAAGGATCGCTGACCTACACACGCACGGTCGATCCACAATACATCCTCAAGTCCGACCCTGGCCAATCCTTCCGCGTGAACAACGGACACCTCGAAATCTACAATTACACCACTGAGGAATGGAACCCAATCGTCAACACTGGCGCTGCCGGTTCCGAGCGCATCGGATTGGGAGGAGCGAGCTAATTTATGGCTGACGAAATCACGGTAACTTTCAGGTTCGAAGCGTCGAAGGGTGGCGTTGAAATGGACTCGCGCTCCATCCGCACCGTGTTCGACATGACAGGAGTAGACATTGGTGGACCAGTCACGCAGTCGGTTGGAACATCGCATGAGGCCCTTGCGGCGCCAGCTGACGTTGCATTCCCTGCCCATGTAGCAATTCAGAACCTCGACGCGACCAACTACGTAGAAGTATTTCAAGACTCAAGCGGCACACTCCAAACAAACCGACTTCGCCCCGGTGATCCTCCGTGTTTTCTCGTGAACACTGGCGCGGTCCCCTACGTGAAAGCCAACACCGCCGCCTGCCTAATCCAATTTTGGATCGTTGAGCAATGAGAATAACTATTGCCATCCTGTTCCTGTTTTGCCTTTCTTCCTACGGGCAAGCTCCCGTCCGCACAGTGGACACGGTTGCCGACTTGATTGCGCTCAATCCGCAGCCGTACGCCGTTGGCGGGAAACTGACCGTGACCACTCTTGGATATTTCGCGCCAGGCGATGGCGGTGGCCAGGAGTTCCGAGCAGTTGAATCAGGTTCAACAACCAACCTCGGCACCGTGTTTGCATCTGGTCGCGCCGGCTGGCAATGGCACGCCGTCAACTGGGATGGGGACGTGCGGAAGTTTGGGGCGAAAGCAGACGGAACAACTGACGATTCAGCATCCATACAGGCCGCGGTTGACTACGCAAGGACGAAGGATGGAATCACCTATTTGCCAGCAGGGGCCACCGGCAGGAAGGCGACATACCTAGTTGCGTCTCCAATTCGCCTTTACACACAAAGCCAACTACTCGGAGGCGGCAGGGACACCACAATTATCAGGCTCGCGCCGGGGTCCAACCTAGGTACGAACCGAGCGGTTATTCAAAGCGACCTGTTCGAGAACAACGTCCAAACATGGATAGCCGACATCGACAATCCGGTGCCTGGTGTCATAGCGCGGGCTCGGATTGAGAATCTCACGGTAGATGGTTCGCGAGAGACTGGATCTCTCTCAACCGGCATCGCGCTAAATGGCGGGCCGTTCATCCTCAATAAAGTATCTGTCATCAACACTGGATCGCATGGGATCTGGACGTATAGCGGAACAAATGGAGTCAGTTCAACGTCTGGCGATATTTTCGACGACTGGTGGAGAATGCACGAATCCTCTTTCACCGACATCGAGATCGCGTCCCCCGGTGGGCATGGGTGGCTCTATGAGGGTCCCAATGATTCATGGCTGCACGACATCAAGATAAAAACCCCTAGGTGGGCCGGGTTCTACCAATCGGGTCGAGGCAACGGTGGATCGATCCAAATCGGTGCCATGCACGCATACACGGGCGGCGGCGGAGTTGACCACTGGGACGGATTGCCAATACCCGACGAGGAATATCCCGACTCCACAATGTTTCTATTCGCGAGCAGCGCGCACATTGACTTTCTGTACGTTGACCATCACACGGGGCTATACGGGGCAATCTTTCGAGCCAACTCCATGCTTGTTGATCGTGTTCACATCCTTCATCCGAACCAGTTTCAGGACAGGGAATCGGTTGGGCTTTGGATCGCTGGCCAATCCATATCAATCAATAGCATCAATTACGCAACAAGGTCGTGGCAGTGGGCGCCGAATACCGCTTACACAACAGGCACCCGCAGAACGTGGAATGGAAACGCATACACAGTTACCAGTCCAGGAACGAGCGGAACAGAAGGGCCGTCAGGATACCGAGACGTTCCGACGGACGGCACTGTGACGTGGGAATACGCATCGCCAGCCCCACCAAGAGTTGCCGTGTTAATCAGCGGCAACCGCACCCAAATCGGCAAATCTTACATTTCACATTTTGGCGACTACGCAGGCCAGCCGATTTCTTTCTGGGTCAATCCGACGCTGTACGGAGCGCAGATTGACGCGTACACGCTCAGCGTAGCTGGTGGTCGAGCTGTCGGCGGGTTGTTTCGAGGCGAAGGTCTTGACATTAAAATCCATGCCGACTTGATGCGGGTTGGCGCCGTCATCGAAGAATCAACGAGCAGTTCCTACGAGGTTATCGCCAACAAGGCTGATGACGTGGCGATGCTCAATATTGGAACATCCACGCACAACAGGGCAAACAAGTTCTCCGTGAGGCATAACAGATCGAACTCCTCTGCCGATCTTGCTAGAACAACCTACCACGGCACCAGGATTCCAAGGTTTCGCAACAGCCTAGAATTATTGGATAGCGACTATCGCAACTCGTCGATCTATGATGCTGGAGATGTTCTGACGAACATTGCTTATACCGCCAGGTCTCCATGGGCTGCGACAACAGTATACTCACTTAACGATGTCAGGACTAATTCTCTCGGCTCGATTTACCGCGCTACAATTGCCGGAACATCATCGTCGTCTGAACCTACCCATACAACCGGAACGGCCTCGGATGGCTCGGTGACGTGGAAATGGGTTGGGGATGAATACGCTGCTCTGCAATTAACCGGAGGCGTGCAGTCCGATGGGTGGTACACTGGACAATGGGTATGGTTCAACGACAGGCAGATCAGGAAGGTAGTCGATTACGACGGACAATCCAGAATCGCAAGATTCGATGTCCCTTATTGGAGGCAGCCGAATGAAACCAACACATTTTGGATTGAGCCGGTCAAGCGCGTCCACACCGGGGCGCTGCAAGCGCTGCCGACGCCAATAGACTGGAACGCTTCAACCGCTGTCGCTGTTGGCGATATACTGCAAACCACCAACGCATCGCCATTCCGCTGGTACAAGGTATTGGTGAGTGGGACAACTGGCGGCTCTGCTCCGACATCCGAATCGGCATCTGTAGCCAACGGCACATCTACCCTGAAGTTCCTCGGGCAGCTCAATCGGCTATTCAAGCTCGCAGAAACGGCATCTGCCATTGATTCATTCTACGTTGGGAATCGAACCCTTAATCTGACATTTGGCACCGGAATCGGGCAAAGTAGGGTCATTACCCATTACGACGGCGAAACGCGCATCGGAAGCGGAGTGGATAACTGGTTTGTCACGCCTGGCACCGCATCATACTTCATCAGCTCAAGTTTTTACGGAAACCCAGGGCACAACAATGCGGGGGTCGTGTCCGGAAGGACGATGTCCTTCCTATCGGATACCGCGTTCACTGACGCCACCTTGACAGCCGTTGACGCGGATGTGCGGTCGCATTATGTGGTATCACTTGGAGGCAACCTCACCGTTCCGTCTCCAGACCCGGCCCCACAGGGCTCGCAACTCATTTTCCAATTCCGGCAGTCGGGCTCCGGTGGATACAGCATCACGTGGCCGGCCGATTACGTGACGAGTTACAGCAATGACGGGAACGATGTTGGAACACATGCCACGGTGGGGTTCATTTTTAACGGAAAAACCTGGCAGGAAACGTCAGTAACTCCATGGCAATGAAACGACACTTCCCCATCATATTCGGCCTCGCGTGTGCGTGCTTCCTGATTGCGGCGGCGTTTGTTCGGTCGCAGCCAGCGACTCCGCCGACGCCGCTGGTCTCTGCGGTGATGACGGACACCAACGGGGCAGTGATTCCCGCGGATTTCTTCATCATCAACTCAAACCTAATCAACGATGTCATCCGCCCAGGTGCCGGAGTGACTGGTGCGGTTGTGACGGTGTTTGGCAGGGATGGCGCGGTTGTGGCAACGCTTGGAGATTACGAGGCAGACTTGGTTTCGTGGGCGGGTGCTGCGCCAACGAACTACACGCCCGGGTCAGCGACGCTTGAGGGACACATCCTTGGGATTGACAATGCGCTTGGAAGTGTGAGCGGAGCGATTTCTGACGGCGACAAAGGCGACATCACCGTTAGCGGATCGGGGGCAACGTGGACAATCGACAACGGGGTCGTACAAAACGAGAACCTTGGCGGCGACATTACAACCGCTGGCAAGGCGATCCTCGACGACGCGGACAATGCGGCTCAACGAACCACCCTGGGGCTTGGCACGGCAGCCGTGGAGGCTTCCAGCTCGTTCGCTGCGGCTTCCCATGCTCACGCAGGTGAGGACATCACCAGCGGCACTGTAGCTGACGCACGCATAGCCTCGACCATTGCGCGGGATTCTGAGGTGACATCGGCAATCGACACGCATCAAGCGCTCAACCTCTACCAGCGGACAAACTCCGCGCTGACGCAAATCTCAGACATTACCGGAAACGCAACCGGGGATCTCCTCTATTACACCGGCGGATCGTGGGCGAGGATTGCACGGGGAAGCGATGGTCAGGTTCTAAAATCTTCCTCAACCACCGTGCTATGGGGTGAGGACCAGACGGGCGGCGGAGGCGTGAGTGATGGAGATAAGGGCGACATCACGGTTTCTTCGTCCGGGGCAACGTGGACCGTGGACAATGGCGTCATCTCCACAAACAAATGGGCCGACGCCGCGCATGAGTTTGTTTCAACTCATCTCACTGAGGCCGAGGCGTCGATTCTATATCAACAGACGAATGCGGCGCTGACGTCCCTCTCGGCAAATCCTCAACTGTATCAGGCGACAAACGCCAGCCTAACGGCGCTCGCAGCCGATCCTCAAATCTATCAGGCGACCAATGCAACGCTCACGTCACTCAGCGCGCTAGGTAACGGCGTCATAGCCAAAACCGGCGCTGGCACAGTGGCCAATCGCACCATCACTGGCGACTCCGAAATCGTAGTCAGCAACGGCGATGGAGTGAGCGGTAACCCAACCCTGTCCATCGCGGCCAGCATCACAAGGGACGCAGAAGCCGCAGCAGCCTACGCAGCAATTTCCCACGCCCACGCAGCCTCCGACATTACCAGCGGCACAATAGCCACAGCCCGCCTCGGTTCTGGTACAGCAGACAGCACGACATTCCTGCGCGGTGACGGTTCGTGGCAGACTCCTGCGGGCGGAGGAGGCTCTTGGGACGGATCTCCGATTGCGAGTGGGACGATTACCAATCTGTATGTTAAAACCATAAATGGAGAAACATACGCATCGGTGATAAAGGGAAGCCTTTGGGCAGATGGCGTTGACGGAGGAGAGAACACCACGACATTTTTTAGGCCGTGGCAGGCAAGCCTTTTATCGAGCGGAACTGCTAACACGCCAGCATCCTATTCGTCCGATTACGTACATGGAGCACAGCTTTGGAAGTCTTCGGCATCCGCAAACTCTGGTGTTGGTCAATTCCTGAATCATCAGCGTGTAATGCGCGGAGGCGAAAAAGGGATCATAATTATCACGCTTCACCAGACCAACAACATGGTTGGATATTTTGGGTTTCATGACAACGCAACGACTGGCGTTGGAAATGAAGCGGTAAGGATAACAATTTCAGGAGGTGAGCTTTACGGTGAATGCGGAGACGCTGCTTCATTTACTGCAACAGCAACCGAGTTCATTCCTGAGTTGAATGTTACATACTGGCTTGAGGCTGAATTAACAACCACCAGCCTAGCTACGTTTAGGGTCTATACCATTTCGGACGGTGCTCTAGTTTGGTCTGACACAATCACTGCAAATATACCAATAAACGTGGCTAGAACAACTCAATCAAGGTACGTGTATTTCCACACCGGAACCACGGCGCAGGACATAGCAACGGTTGATGCGGTTGGTGTCATAGAAACAAAAGTTAGAATCCAATGAAGACAATTTTATTTTTCTTGATGTCGGCGGCTTGTTGTATTGGGCAGACCTACGATGTCCTTCTATACAAGGACACACCTAACCCTGACGGCATCCCCGGCAACTGGCCAGCACGGGTGGAAATCTCAACCGGCAGGCCATCTCCATGGTTTCAAGTCACCAAGGCCCAGCTTGAAACCTACAAAGCCAACAACGCAGCAGCCTACGAGCAATGGGAGGCACAGCGAGAAGCCGACAAACTCGCCGCCGAAACTGCCGAACGCACTCGGCGCGAGACATTGATTGCCCAAGCAATCAGCGACTTTCAAATGGCGTTGGATAACTGGGCAAACCTAACCGCCGCCCAACAGAAAGCGGTTCTCCAACGCTGCGTGCAAGTTCTCATTGCCCTACTCAAAGACGAACTCAAACCATGAAACACCTCCTCGCCATCCTCCTTCTCCTGCCGTTCGCTGCGTTCGCGCAGGAAGACCCCGAATCAACTCCCATCGTCGATATCAACAAGGGCATCAAGCTCGTTTGGGACGCCGGCCTCGGCTGGGAAGGTCACAACATCCTCAACCACCGCATCAGCATCGGCACCGAGAGCGGAGTCTATACCGATGGCCGACTCGTGGATGGGCGGGTGCCTACGTCCACTGAGCCAGTGATTGTGATGGTTGAGGCGCCGGGGACCTATTACGTTGCGGTGTCAGCGATCAACGATCTCGGCCTTGAGTCGGCTCCAAGCAACGAGATCAAGGTTACCGTGCGGTCCATTGCGACGCCCAGCGCCCCGGTGATCCGGCTTGGCGAGCAGTTTGAGGTTTTGGCGGTTACGGAAACGGTAACGACGACGCGGATCATCAAGGAAGTGAAACCCTGACGAGGGATGTTGTGATATGCCCCACCCAAGTAATGAATGACAAAAAGCCATCGGCAAACTGGGAATCCTTGTTTCAGGTTTTGTTCAAAGTATTCCTGATGACATATCCATTCATGATTGCCGGTGGAGTGTGGGTAACCCAAAGCATCAACAAGCATGAATCGTCAATTCGTCAGTTGGAAACTTGGAAATCAGAAGGACACATCCAGGCGGCGAGCATCCTTCGCGCTGAGATTTTGCGCGATGTTAGCGTTGATGCACGCCGCCAATCCGATGAGAATGGATCTCGTATTGAGAGTCTGCGGACCACTCTAAGCGCAACAACCTCTGAGCTTGCGACGTTTCGGGCGCTGACGGAGCACAAACTTGGAGAGTTGGCGAGCAGTCAAAAGAAGATGCTAGAGCTATTGGAAAGGAAATAAATGGAGCCTGAACCAAAAAGCGAGAGTAAGGTCTTAGGCGTTTCTGTTCGTGGCTGGATTGCGTCAATCATCATCGTTACCGTCTGTGCTATGTCTGTGATGCGGATTGACATTGCAGAGCCTCTCTATGGTTTAGCTATGGCTGCGATGGGGTGGTATTTCGGGCAGAAGGAGAAGTCGTAATGGGCTGCATCCACGCACAACGACTTGAGTCGGCGGCAATCAAGATGATCGCCAATATGTGGTCATTGGAGCCCGACGTTTCAATGCAGCCGGTCGAGGCTATGCCATTAAAGCTCATCGTCAACACTGGCGAGCGCAGCGACGGTGAGGAGTTTGTTGTGAATCTATACTGCGGTCACTCCGCCGAGAAGGTTGAGCTTCCTTCGATTGTCGCTTACGCTTCTCCAACAACAGAGGACGAACCCGGCAATGGATTGTGGAATGTTGAATTGCACGTGCAGTTGCAAGTATCGGCAGACAATGACGCCGGACAGGAATCGACGTTCAAGAAGCTAAATCGATTCTCCACATGGCTTGGGACATTGATGAACGCCACCGACCTGCACGTTGACCTAACTATCTCGGGCGGCGACTTGTCCGTCCTTGGCGCATGGGGAAGATCCGCTGCGGTATCAGTCGAAGGTCGGCGCCGTCAACATACCTACTCAATCCAAACCCTCGTCAGTCTCTACAATCTCTGAAAACGAAAGGCTAAAAGATGGCAACTCAAATCGGTGCACACGCGGTAGTGTTCGGCCTCCCTGACGCTGGAGCGGATACCGTCAAGGTCGGAACCACATCAAGCCCTACGTCGTGGGCTTTCAAGATCACGGGCGTGGACTACCGGAAGGAAGCGGACGAGGAAACCACACAGAATGAAACAGGCGATGTTCTCAATTCTACCACCTACAACTTCCGTGAACGCCTCACACTGACCGGCTACCCATACGGCGCCAACACGGCGGCGGCTATCACGGCAAACTTGCTTCCTACCATCGGCCATCTCGTTCGCCTCACCGGCAGCAACGCGACCAACGATGACACCGATTGGGCGTTGGCATCAACCGGCACCGACTGGAAGCTCACTGGCGCGTCCAAGGCGCTCACCAACGCTGGCAAAGCGACCATCACGCTTGAGTGCGTCCGTTACGCAGGCATCTCCTCCTACGTCCACCTGACGTGAACCTTTCCGACCTCCACTCTCGCCTCCATTGCAAATCACGGTTCCGCGTGATGGGCCAGGAGTTGCTACCACTCACGCTTGGTCACGTGGAGCGGCTGGAGTCGTTGGGCGTTACCTCCGGGGACTCGCCCGCGACTCTGGCCGTTTGCGTGTTGATTTGCTGCCAGACGTTGGAGGAGTTCGACCAGTTCATCGAATCGCGATGGCTGAAGGCGAGACTGTGGCTTTGGGGTCTGCGGTTGCATCACTGGGATTACCCGGAGCATTTCGCGGCATGGGTGGAATACTACCGTCACCACGTCGAGGTGCCGGCAGCGGATTGGTCGAAGGGATACGCGAGGCAATCGCCAGTTCCATTCACTCGCCACCTCCGAGTTGTGCTGATGTCTGAGCTTGGCTATTCCGCGAGCGAGCTATCGGAAACGCCATACTCTGAGGCTTTGTGGAATTACTTCGTGTTACAAGAATACCGCGGGCGATGCGCGATTGGCGATCAAAGCTCAATCGATAGGCGCGCTGATATGCGCGACGCTGAAAACGCGAAAGATGCTGAGGAATTGATTAGGGAAGTGTTATGCCGTTCCTGACCTGGACATTTCGAGGTGACAACAGACCACTGACGCAGGCGTTCAAGAACGTCGGGGCGCAGGCCGCAGTTGTTGGGAAAGCTGCCGGAAAGGAGTTGGGCAACCAATTCAAAAGCGCCGTCATGTCCTACATTGGAGCAGGCGCGATCATTGGAGCGGCTCGCAAACTGATGGCGACGGCTCAAAGGCTGACATCAGAGGCAGCAACAGAGGGGGTTGACGTCGAGGCCCTGCAAGAGTTAAAGGAAGCAGCGGAGTTGACTGGGATGACGATTAAGGATCTGCGCGAGGCTGCGCCGGAATCAATAGAGAAGTTCTCGGAGTTGATGGAGGCAATTCAAAAGTCTGGCGGAATTCTGGACGCTCAAGTTGTTGCAGACTTGCAGGAGGCTTCCGACGCTTTCGAGGAGGCTGTGATTTCACTTTCTCCGTTGCTCGCTAGCTTTTTGAGTGTTGCGGCTAAAGGAACTGGTAAGGCGTCCGAAGTTGTAGGCTTTGATAAGATTGCGCGCGGCCTTAGGTCTGGCAATAAGGAGCTAGTCGAAGAGGGAAGGAAGATGGTTGGAGCTTCCGAAGATTCCCCGGAGCGTAAAAACTCTCGCAAGGAGAGGCGCGAGGCTGCTCTGGCATTCAGGCAAGAGCTTGAAAGAAACAGGCAAAACATAGCCATTTTAAGAAGAGGCGTCGGCGCAGAACTCAACCAAACATTTGGCGGCGAGTTCCGACCAGAGACGCGCATGATGTCCCAGCCGTTCATGATGGGTCCGATAGTTGAGCAACTCAAAGCTGCCAACCTCAAACTCCAAGAGCTTAACCGAACAGTGAAGGATCAGTAATGCCAACGACGCAAATCGGAACAGCGGGGCTGATTCAGTTGCCATCCGCCAGGGTCTACGACCCATCTTCTGGCGATCGTAGCGTTGCGCGGTGGAAGGGCGACCACGCAGCAGCGGTTACAGCTTACAACGGCTATATTGGGTCAGGCGTGCGGGCGTCGATTGAGCCGGGAGAAGGAGGTAAATCCATCCTCGTCGTCGAGGACATGGGAGCTATCGGCGGCGATCCAGACGACGCTGTTGAGACCATTTGGACGCTCGCGCCAGTTCGGGACGAGGCCAGCCTTTGGGATCACCCGTCAGTCGTTGCGCTCACGTCCGCGATGTCCAACGATGGATTAAGGACGTTCCGTGGTGACATGGAGAAGCTACTCAATCCGACCTACGAGGGAGAGGTGATAGACATTTCACTCCTAACCTCTCCGCTCGATACGTTCGCCCGCATGCTGATGGCCGGACAGAACACATACACGCGAGCTGGCGCTGTTCTCCGCAAGACCCGCATCGTCAGCCGCGACACCAACCTTTCCCGCGACCTACAGAACGTAGAGCGAGTCTATACCACGGCGCAGCTTGTCTCGTGGGAGGACGTGCCGGACGCAATTATCTCCACGCTTGAAACTGGCGGATGGCTCAAGACGTTCGGAGGCGTGGAGCAACTTAGTGATGGGCGCTTTCAACTGACCGTCGAGTGGGACTACGCTCCCACAGGAGTCTGGCCAACCCCATTCCCTTACGCCGTGGCAACATGATACTCCTGCGACCAATCCCGGCCGGGCGCGGAAAGGTAGCCGCGCAACTCAAGGACCTTCGTAACGCAATCCAAGCGAACACTATTCGCAAGGTGCCTGGGTTCATGGTTAAGAGGTCGTCAACTAACACATCACTTGTTGCCGCTCCAAGCGTCTCCAAAGCTTCTGGCGGCGGTGAAGCTGTATGGCTCTAGGCTACGTTCCAGTCGGCGGACCACCAAGGGCGGCGCAACTCAACGGCCTAACCGCCGAGCTAGACTCAATCCTCAAGCTCCTATTCAGCGGCAAGAGTCCACTGATTTACTGGCCAGCGTGGGAGACTTCCGGCCTTTTCGGGAAGCCGTTTTACTTTGGTGATGACACAGCGTGGCCAATCCTCGACATCATCGCACCATCCGCGACGGTCTATGATCATTCGACCTACACAACCTTCGCCGCTGGACTTTCGGTTGACGACCAAGATGACGCAAAACACCTAGCCTACTCCGATTCAAATGACCCATGGACGCTCGACGATTCTTTGGAGGCACACACAACACAGATCGACCCGGGAACGGGACTTGAAACCTATTGGTGGGCCCGCCGGCAGCCGATCACGGGAATACTTACGGCACGCGAAAGATATCGCAGGCTCGATGTCGCTGAGATCATCATTGAGGGTTGGGATCATTCCTCCGATTTCGATTGGGAGGCCGAGTGGGACAAGTATCATTTCCTGCGATTCCACAACCTCGACCCGGAGCCGCTGACAGTTAATCTACCTGGTTCGGTTGAACTGACTATCCCTGCATTTGGTATTCAGGCGGTGCGCCGGACGTATCCGCGCGCCGATGAATGGTCAACGACCTACCTTTATATGTGGGAAGCAATCTCCGGCGATCAGTTAATCATTGACGGGGTTCGTGAGAATAACGTCGCAAGCCTGCTTTGTTTTCATCAATGGCTTGGTGAGATTGCGCTTGGGACAAGCCCGGTTGCTGGAGTCTATGAGGACCCGCGCACAGTATGGGATGGGCGCAACATGTTGCCGAGGACCTTGGCGACTGATTGCAGAATAGGGGAACTACTCTACCACCTCGGCAACGTGTTGAGCTTTGATGACGCGGACACTACTGGGACGGCGGCGCGAGACACGATAGCGGATTGGGCGACATTGGAGCTTGCTGCCGGCGTTGCTGGCGTAACAGCTACAGCTTCCGGCAATACGCTCACAATCTCAGCGGCGACTGGCATGACTGCACCAGTGGATGCAATGGGCGTCACTTCCAACATCCTGCCAGCGTCTCCGACGACGTTGCCGGTTGTGAACACTGACGGCATTGCGTTGGATGGTGACGCTGCGACTGGAATAAAGACATCAGTTGAAGGCTTGTCCGCTCAATACACAGACCAGACGGACCCAGGAGATCCACCTATTGACGTTGAGGAGGATGTCGCCAAGGGCGTTAGGTCTGCGTTCCTGTTCGATTCCGCGCTCACGGTTTGGGGAAGCGACTTAGATGACGCCGGATCACTGGATGATGATGGAGGAACCGGAACCGAGGTTGTAACAATTCCTTCGGTTTCATGGTCGTCGGACGGTTGGCGCATTGTCGGACACGGATCGTCAACACTGCCGACATTCGCCGGCTACGCTGTTACTCAAACGGAATTGAGGCGCGGCACGTTCACATCAACGACGGTGGCGCTACCATTTGGAGGTAACGTAATTGATGGCCGAGACGATTTTGCGGACCCGCTTTTCTCCAGCAAGTTCACCCGCGAAATCTCAGATTACGTCGGAGCAACTGACATATTCGATCAGGTGTTTTACTACGGTCACCCGGACGCGGGCGACGCGGAAGGGTTGGATGCTGGAATTGATTGGGAACCATCGAGGCAAATAAACACAGCGTCCGAGTTCAAACGCGATGAAGCGCCAGCCAATCAGCAAGCAACGCGCAATCTTCCAGTCTATGTCCTAACCGACACCGGAGATCGAGTTTTGGCTAATTATGAAACCGCTGGATGGTATCTGGCGAACCGCGCCGACGCCCAATCATTGCAGGTTGAGGACGAGCAGAAGCTTGTCCGAGTCAAAGTTATGGCTGCGCACTTCAACCGTGTGAGTCAGAGGCTTCAATCCATAACACACATTTACCCTTTTACCGCCGATGACGTTCTGTGGTACGGAGACATCGAGGATGGGACTTGGCCGTGGGCAGAACCTCAGAAGCCTACTGGATTCCATCGCACTGTTCTATCGTCCGGCAGCCGGGTTGACGCGCTTGGGATCACAGTGTCGAGCGTCACATACGATTCAACGACAGGATACTACGTCACCCAGTCCAATTGGGCGGCGTGGGCCGCTGGCGTTGGACTAACGTTTCACTCGTGGAGATTGCGGAGCCCTGAGGAGGGACCGATTGCTGCGTCGGAGTTTCCGACTTTGGATAGCGCAACCGGCGCAACGTGGTGGAGATACACGGCAGATTCCTGCCACCTCGGAGGCTTCACAACCGGCGTTGAGCGGTCATTCACGTACGCGACACTTCCAGACCCTCCGGGAGTTGTGAGTTTCACGGATGAGGAGAAACTCGTTCCACCTGCCGACTGGTTCAACATCACAACGCCGAACGCCGGAGTAGGATTCCCAGCAGGACAGATTTGGGTGAGCGAGTACGTGAACGAGTTGGCCTATGGCACTGAGTCATCTCCGGCGCCATCCGGCTGGCAACGCGCCACTGACGACCGGCTCCTGATTTACCCCATCGCACACATTGGGTATGCCGACGACCCGCACGGCCCGAACTGGTACGAAGGTGGCGGCATCCCGTATTACATCTACGATTTCGACGACCACGAGATGGCCGTCGTCGACCCCATCCCCGAGTCCTCGCAATTCGTTCTCCGCTCCAGCCTGCCGGACACGATCACCGGGAACGACTGCGCGGACCAGTTGGATGGGGAGTTGGTTAACGGGCAGGAGGGGTTCCTTCTTTCGCTTTGCCCACGCCTAGTGTACGTTCGGACACCATGATTCCCACCCACCCACTTCCACGTCCAGGGTCTCTCTATTGCATGCGGGATTTCGCGCAAGTTGTTGTTGAGGTGCGCGGTAGCGTGATTTTGCGCAACCGCGTCCACGGGCAGGAGGTGGGCGTGGTGTACCGCAGGAGAGGCGAGGACTACGACACCTGCCGGGGGTCAGCGGAGTTTTCCCGGCTTTTTCAGTTGGTTGGAAACGGCTGACGCGCAATGCGTTGGCTCATGTCCCGTGGTGGTGCTTAAAATCTTTCGGAAAATTGCTTGCAAGGTTTTAGGAGTGGGGTATGGTCTGGGGCATGCAGATAAAGGTAATCCGATTCGGTAGGCCAGTTGAAAGAAGCTTCAACCGGCGGGACCAGAGTGCTGAGGCTGGCATGAGCTGCTACGATTTCTCCGAAGATGGTACAGTCAACCTCGTCGGATGGTACTTCGGTTTCACCCCCCGCGATGCTTGGGTGGGCGTTGGGGATCTTGTTGGCCAAGGCTCTGATGGAGAGCCAATCGTGGTGAACTTTAGGGGGCGCAAGATCAGCGAAGCGGAGAAAAACCAGCTCCTTCCAGCGTGGGCCGACAGATAAAAATTCAACCTTAAACTCAATATTCCCAACCCAGCCAATCACATGTCCAAACGCAAAAACCCTAAAATCGGCCGCGGAGTATCCATCCGCTGGGAGACCTACCAGTCAAGCCAAGCTAAGGCTGACGCGCTCGGCATCTCATGGTCTGAGTACGTCTGTCGGCTCATTGAGGCTGACGTTGAAAGGAAGGAGGCAAAATGAGCGAAGCGCAGAAAAAGATCCTTGCCGAGTTTGACGCGATGACTCCAGCGCAGAAAAGTTTAGCCGCCTTCTACCTAGTCGGCTGGTGCGAATGCCAAGTGGCCACCGACCCAACCGGGGACGCGGCGCGAGCATTCTACCGAGCCGTTGGCTACGCATCCGTACCGGAGGGCGAACGATGAAAGGGCCACTAACCTACGCTGAAATCGTTGCCACGATTCACCCACTCGCCGTCAACGCGCTCGCGGAAATCCGCATTGCGCTCAACCCATCCACCCGATTCGCGCAACAGCTTGAGGCAATGGAGGAGGTGGAAGCCTACCTCGAAACCATCGAAGATGAAACCAAACCTTTACCGCCCACCCTATGACTCTCCACCGTGCCGCCAAACTGGCCGAATACACTGCCATCGGCTTCGCTGTGATCCTCCTCCTCGTGAGCCTGCGCCCTAGCGTCATCGCTCTCCTCGCATGCCTCCTCGTCATGGGCGCCTGGGTCACAGGCGCCGTCATGTGGGGACTCGGCAGGCATCACGAGGCAGACCAACCCCCCTCCGGCGAAGCCGATCCGGCAGGCCCGGAATCCACCAAGCCGCAGGTCTAGCCGGAGGGGATGATTTTCCAGCAGTGAAAACCAACCAACGAGCACTGAAATCCAAAAGCCTAAGGGCGGCGCTCTATTACAGCGCCAACGGGAAGTGTCAGATATGCGGAGTTGAGCTTCCCGACGACTGGCACGCAGACCACATAATTCCATGGAAACAATCACAGACAACGAACGTCCACCAGATGCAGGCATTGTGTCCAAAGTGCAATTTGGCAAAGGGAGGCAGATTGATTTAAGGAGTTTTCAACAGGAGTTTTACAAGTCCACATCCGGCGCAGCGCTTGGACTGCGGCGGTTCAATGAAATCATCGCGTGCGTAACGCCGGGCGGCGGTAAGTCAATCCTTCCAATTCTTTGCGAGCCGTTGCTGCGCGGTGTGGCGCAAAAGATTTTATGGGTCGTTCCGAGGGTGAACCTTGGCCAGGACGCAGAGCAAAAGTCCGCTGCGTTCGGCGTGCCGTTGCGGTTTTCTGGTAATGACACCAAACCACACAGGGGTCTTGCCGGGTACATCACCACCTATCAAGCCATTTGCGCTGCGCCCAACCTTCACGCCTACGAGTTTGCCAATCACCGATACATCTTGGTACTGGATGAGCCACACCACATTGGCGAGGACTCCGTTACAGTTTCGGCAATCGCTCCACTATGGAACGCTGCGGTCTTCCGCGTGATGATGAGCGGCACAATGGAGAGGTGGAGTGGCGAGAAGATTGCGTTCCTCCCGTACGCTGGAAGATTGCCAGACCTCACTACGACGGAAGAAAGAAAATGCATCACCTACAGCAGGAGCGAGGCGTTAAGAGACGACGTTATTGTTCCGCTTGAGTTTTTCCACGTTGACGGAGCGGCGCAATGGATAGACGCAAGCGGCAATAAGCATGAGGAGGAGAGCATTGCTGGTAATGGCGCCTTGGCCAGCCAGATGATTTACACGGTCCTAAGGACAGACTACGCATTCCAACTGCTAAGAGATTGCGTGAATCACTGGATGGAACATAGGGCTAAAAACCCGTGGGCTCAGCTTTTAATCATTACGCACAGCGTTGAAAGATCCAAGGAGATGGCCGCCAAGGTGCGTGAGCTTTTCAATGTTGAGATTGGGGTCGCCACCGGAGACGACCCTAAAGCCAACAAGTCGATTGCCTCGTTTTGCTCTGGCAAGACCCCCGCGATTTCAACGTGCCAGATGGCCTACGAGGGCATGGACGCCCCGAGAGTCACTCACATAGCTTGCCTAACACACATCAGGAGCAAGCCGTGGATTGAACAGATGTTTGCCCGAGCCGTCCGAAAGTTTCAAACCAAGAGCAAGGCTTGGGTGTTCTGCCCGGACGACCCGCTGATGAATGACGTTATAAGCGCCATCAGCGCGGAGCAGGTTGAGTGCGTGAAGGAAAGGGCTCAACCCGTGCAATCATTGTGCGGGGACGCTGCGCCGCTTAGTTCTGTGGACGACCAATTCATCGTCCCTCTTGGATCCGAGGCTACCGGAAAGAGATTCTCACAGCTGGACGGAATGGTTGAGATTTCCCCTGGTGCGCTTGAGTGGATACGACAACACGGAAACCTCGACCCAGCCTCGGTGGCTTTCGCGTTTAAGTATTGCGGTCAGCAGGTGCCCGAGGTGAATGCGGAGTACAAGCCGGCAATCATAACACAAAGCCAGGAGGAAAAGAAACTGCGGTCGGCGATTCAGGAGCAGTGCAACCGACTTGACTACATGCGCGGCGCGGAGAACGGATTCACCAATAAACAGCTTCTGCGTAAGTTTGGAGTGGCTAGGAAGGATATGAATCTGGAGCAGCTTGGAGCCGTGTGGCGGTTCCTTGCGCGCGAAATGTCTAGCTTTCAACGATAATGAGAACCTCCACCCTAGGCGGACCAGACGAGCTTGGCGATTGCGCCGCGCCGAAGGGTTCTAAGCCGTGGGCGGTGTTCGTTCGCAATGAGCTTAACTCCGTCCTTCGCGAAGCTGAGGGGTCAAGCGACACGGCAAAGGTGTATTTTCACGCGATCCGCGAGACCGAAGCGTGGAAAGTGCTGGATGACGCCAAGGGCCAACCCTTCATGTCGTTCGAGCTTTTCTGCACTCACCGCCGACCGCAGGGGTTGGGGTATGAGATAGGGCATATCGAGCGCATCATCCACGAACGCTCCGAGCGGGAGGTGGCGGGGGCGATTAGGGCGGCGCAAGCGTCAGGTCCGCATGGGAACCTGCCGGGTGAGATGAATAGCAGGAACAGAGTTGACGTTGTAAACCCTGCTCCAACCAAAGGAGGCAACTCCCAATCCTACCTCGCCTCCCGCCTAAAACGCGACCGCCCCGACATCGCGGCGCGGGTGGAGGCTGGGGAGTTTAAGAGCATGAGGGCGGCGGCGGTGGAGGCGGGCATCATCAAGGTCAAGCCACCCCTGGAAATAGCACTGGCGGCATACAACAAACTTTCGGAGTCCGATAAAGAATCATTCAGAAACACAATCCAACCATGACCACCAACCCAAACGAACCCAAACGCCAACCCAAAACCATCAAGTTCAATGGTCGAACATACAAACTCAAGACACCATTCAGGTGGATTGACGAGAAGGTCGGAATCAACGAGGGGCCGCATTACACGTGCAAGGAAGTCCCTGGAGTGGTTTTCATGCCTGACGCGGGATACCTCTACGCCGGCCAGAAACTCGGATTTATGCACATGATCGTCCAATTCGTTTATTGATTTCGGTGGGCAGCCGAAACCGCAACCCGTGAGTGCGGCAGACTCAGCGAGGGTCGTAGATGCCCGCTTCACGCCCTAGACCCCCGGCTAGGGTGGCTGAGCAAAACCACGGTGCCGGGGGATTATTTCGGAGAAAAACTCAAATGGAAAACAAAGATACAGCAGTGCAGACAGTTCAACCGCAACTCTCACCGGTGATCGCCGGCCCAAAGGGGTTGCAAATCGCAGACCTAGACAGCCTTTGGCGGTTCTCAGGCTATGTCGCATCTTCGGGACTCGCGCCCAAAGGAATCCAATCGCGGGAAGCTATCTTCGTCGCGATTCAGATGGGGATGGAGGTGGGGCTCACACCGATGGCCGCGCTCCAGAACATCGCAGTCATCAACGGTCGCCCGTCCATTTGGGGTGACGCGCAACTCGGCGTTGTCCGGTCCACCGGTGAGCTTGAGCAGTTCGCAGAGTGGTACGAGGACAAGGGCCAAAAAATCCCGCGCAACCCAACCACATTTACAGACACTTTGACCGCGGTATGCCGGGTGAAGCGACGCGGATACGAAGCCGCTGAGAGTTCCTTCGCGGTGTCAGACGCCAAGTCTGCAAACCTGTGGGGAAAGGACGGCCCATGGAAGCAGTACCCAGCGCGGATGCTGCGGATGCGGGCTCGGTCTTTTGCGCTGCGCGACCAGTTTGGTGACGCGCTGCGCGGCATGCACACCGCCGAGGAGGTGGCGGATCAAGGGTCGTATGTCGATGTGGAGACGGAGCGGGTGGAGTCTGAAAAAGTGCAGGAGGCGAAGCTGCAAGAACCGCAAGGAGACGACCATGAGATGGGACCGGTGGACACGCTGGCGTCACGGCTCACCGCCGAATCCTTAACCCTCGACGAGCTTAAGGCCTGGGGGAAAAAGACTGGCAACATCGCCAATGCTGAGGCAATCACAGAGTGGGCTGACATCCCGCCGTCAGTCGCGACGCGACTCAACCGAGCAATCGCTGGGCTCTTGGCCCAACTAAAGGCGGCGAATGGAGGTGTGGAGTGAGTAAGGATCTTGTCGTGTACGGAGTACAATCCAACACCGTCGTCCTGAACACTGAGGCCATCAGGCTCAAGGACGAAGCTTTGGCGCGGTCTGCCCTCATCGGCCTAGTCAACGACGCCGAGAGCAACAAGGAGGCAACCGGCGCGATGATTGACCTCAAGCGAGTCATTGCTGCGACCGAGAAAACCCGAAAGGAAGTCAAGGAGCCGATCCTTGAGCTTGGTCGGAAAGTGGATGAGGCGGCGAAGAAGTTCAGCGCCGAGCTTGTCGAGGAGTTCAACCGCCTATCCCGATGCTCTGCGGATTTTCAGACCGCAGAGTTAGAGCGAGTGAAGGCGCAGGAGCAGGCGCGGCAGTTGGAGGCAGAGCGGATTGAGCGCGAGCGACTGGAGGCGCAGCGGGAGATTGAGCGTCAGAGGCTGGCGTCAGAAGCCGAACTGAAAGCCAAGGCCGACGCTGAGATTGCAGCGGCACGAGGCATCGCCGCAAAGGCTGAAGCTGAAGCCCGCGCCAAAGCTGAACGGGAACGCATCGCCCGCGAAGCTGAGGCTCGCTCCGCTGCCGAAAACGCCCGCCGCGCCGTCGAGCTGGAGATAGCAACGCCACCGCCCCAAGTTAAGGCCGCCGGCCAGAGCGTCAAACCGACGTGGTGCTGGGAAATAACAGACCTCTGGACGTTGGCGCGAATGCATCCCGGCCTTGTGGAAATCACCCCCCGCAAGCGGGAGATCAATGAGGTTGTAGAGATGCAAGCCAACGCAGGAGCAACCCCACAGGTCGCCGGCCTCCGTATCTGGTCCGAGGTCAAAGTCAGCGTGCGAACAAGCACAAAAACCATCGACGTATGAACGTAAATCGAGTCACAATCGCCGGTTACCTCGGCCGAGATCCTGAGTTAAGGCACACACCAAAAGGCTCCGCAGTCTGCAACCTCAACGTCGCCGTGACGCGGCGTTGGAAGGATGAGGTTGGAACACAAAAGGAGGAGACGACATGGGTTGGTTGCACTGCATTCGGCAAGCAAGCCGAGACGCTGGCGCAGTATCTCAAGAAGGGGTCGTGCATCTATTTGGAAGGGCGGCTCAAGAACGATAGCTGGGACGACAAGAAAACCGGGGAGAAGCGGACAAAAACCGGAGTGGTGATCGACGGGTTTCAGTTTGTTGGGAAGTTGGAGGGTTCGGCGGCGTTAGCCAAACCATCAACCCAACCTGAACCGGCTGCGGCGAGCGAAACGGACGATATCCCTTTCTGATATGGAAACGAAACAATTCAAAGTCGGCCAAGTCTGGCGCGCGCGGGGTGGGTGGGAGTATCCGCCGATTAAGCGGGTGTTTAATGGGCTGGCGTATATTACCGAAAACACTGAGTCAGGAAGCGACGGTTTTTGCACCGCGCCGAGCTTAGCTGGACGGCAGAACGTACACGCTCAAACCATCTTCGACCTCCACGAACTCGTCCAAGACGCGCCCGAGCCCAAACCTAAAACCCACCGACCCCTTACCGAAGCCGACATGCCGGCGTGGGATAGGGTTATTGTAACAAGGTTGAAAACACTACCTAGAATCAGGCGCCAGGTTGTTGTGATTTGCGATACCTGCGTTGGGCTTGGCGTCGGAGAGTTTGCTGACTGGAATCAGCTTGCCGAGAAATATGAATACACCATCGACGGCGGCAAGACGTAGCTGCCTTTTTATGTGGAGGAGTGAATGAAATATGCGACTCCTATTAGATCCGCAATCGCCGGATTCTGCATTGTCGGCATAGCTGCAACGCTCAATTTGGACGAGGTAAGCTCTGCTCGTTATTTGGTTTTTGTCGTTTTGATGACTGTTTTTTGGGCGACAGCCGGAGACTAACCCATGACCGACCTAACCCTCCAAAACCTAGAACGCCTCGGCATCGGACTCCTGCCCGTGCGCGACGAGAACACACAGCAGGTCACGGGATGGATATGCCACCATCCAAGGCTGGGATGGTGGATCCAGGCGCGTACGGTGGCGGAGGCTGTCGACGCAGCGGTGCAAGGGTTGTCGGTGGAGTTTTGGGCGGAGACGAAAGGAGGAAAATGAAACACAGGCTGTTAAACGAAGGAGACAAGATGCGAGCAACCGACGAAGAGTGGGTGAACTGGGAGGATTGCTGGCGACGAATACCCGTCGAGTCTGCCGGCGATCGATACTTGGAGAAGTATTGGGGACCTGTGCGAAGGTCGGCCGCGGCGCGAAAGGCAAAAGTCGGCTTGCGAAACAAGCGGAAATCTGAGTGAATGCCGATGGCCGCAAGGCTGGGAGTCGCGTCCCGCGGAAGCAGCAGTATGAAACAACAGAGCATCCAATCCAGACAGTGTCGGAGGGCTATTTTGCATCGCAATGATGCTTCTGCTGCGCCCTATGCGACCCGGCGCTGTCTGGATTGGAACCTTTGGGGGGGTTCATGAGAATCCGCACCGTCAAACCCGAGTTTTGGAGTCATCCCGTGATGGCTAAACTCAGCGACACCACCCGGCTTTGCGCCATCGGACTTCTCAACTGCGCGGACGACGAAGGCTACTTCATGGCGTCCCCAGCCATCATCCGATGCCAGCTTTGGCCATTCAGTGAATCCTCAGTGAATGCTCACGGAGCCCTCAGTGAGCTTTCAAACGCAGGTTGGATAGAGGTCAAAAACCACCCAACGCACGGTCAAGTCGGTTGGGTTGTGAACTTCCGCAAGCATCAACTGGTTAATCGCCCAAGTCCTTCCAAGCTAAAGGCTTATTTCCTCAGTGAATCCTCAGTGAATGCTCACGGAGTCCTCAGTGAGCCTTCACTACCTGAACAGGGAACAGGGAACAGGGAACAGGGAGCAAGGAACAGGGAGCAAGGAACAAGGGAAATTGCGCCAGAGGCGCAGGCGGTGCTAGCGCACCTGTCGTTTGTCACGGGCAAGCAGTACCGGGCCATTTCGGAATACTCCAAAGACATCATGGCCAAGCTCAAGAAGGTGGGCGGTGATGTTGAAGGGGTGAAGGCAATGATAACCCGACAAGGCAAGCTGTGGATGGGGGACCCCAAGAGCGAGCAGTGGGTCAGGGTCTCAACCTTATTCGGCAGCAAGTTTCATGAATACTACGATGCACGCAACGCACCAATCCCAACCTCAACCACTAGCAGCAGCGGTTACGGCCGCAATCAACGCCATCCCAACTCCTGGATCGGAACCATCGCCGACAACGACCCCGACTCATGGGAGCCCCCAACCAGCTACGCCACGGTTCCCGATGCCGGAACCAAACCCGGCATGGCGCCAGAGAGTGGTGGGGCTTGATGAAACTGACCCAGGCGCAGAAAAGCTGGCGCGGTCTGCCGAGTGGTTCATCCAGGCGTGCCTTCGGGATTATCGAGATAAAGGCCACTGGCTGGTCGTGGCCGGCGGTATGGGCATTGGAAAAACCCACGCAGCAAAACGAGTCTGCCGATACATCGGAGACCACCAGATTGACCGATGGGCTCGGGGCTGGTTCACGGCAACGCAGATTTTCGCACCCGTCTGGATTCACTGGGGAGATGCAGCGGATTGGGAGTCGGACTTCTGGGAGGATTTTCTGCGGCACGAGGTTAAGCCGGCTCGGTGCGTCGTCATCGACGACATGGGCGCGGAGGCCAACAAGTTCAAGGGTGAGGGGCCGCGGGCGAGGCTTAAGGCGCTTCTCGATGTGTGTGAAAGCAAATGGCTTTTCGCGACAACAAACGTCCCAAAGCGGGAGTGGGAGGAGAAGTGGGATCGGCGGGTGGCGGATCGGTTGAGCAAGGCGAGGTATATGACGCTTTTCGAGATGGCGAGCTTTAGGGGCCAGAAAGACCGCGCCACCCCAACCCCGCTATCCTCACCCTCGGCGGAGATTCCGACGCGTCCTAGCGGCATCCTGTGAGCGAAAAACGGCATTCCTATGGATAACCAACAGACGAAAATCCACATCGGTTTCCAAACCACCCGCCGCGGAGTGCACCTGGAGGTCGTCGAGCGGGTTGGGAGCGTGGTGCTGGCGAAAGCTCGGTCCGGCGGCTTTGATGGCTGGGCCGTGATGCGGATCACGCCCATCGGAGAATTGAGCGCATGGCATCGGATCTGCGCAGATGCGAACAATGCGATGAGGAAGTTTCATCAATTGATTCAGGACGAGGCTTTGGAGGGACGATGCCAACTCTGACCGCAGCCCAACTAGAAGCCCTTGGATACACGCCCGACGGCAAGCGGGTTTCCTCAACCAACCCACCCCCGCACGTCGGAGGTCGAGAGGCTGACCTGCACGAGCAAATCACCCAATGGTGTCGGCGGAAGGGCTTCCTCGTGGTGCATAGCCGGATGGATCTGCCGACGACCACGGCGAAAGGCGTGCCGGATTTCATTATCGCGATGGATGGAGGAAGGACGCTTTGGGTGGAAGCGAAGGCGAAGGGTGGGAAGCTTAAAACTGAGCAGGCTTGTTGGCTGAGCGCACTAGGAAGCAAGGGACATCTCGCCTTCACAGTTTGGGGCTTTGAGGATTTTCTTCTGCTTGCGGACAGCATCGGAGGTAGGAAACAAGTGGAGGAAAAATGAAAACAATTACCCTAGTCTGCGAGGTTGAGAATGACGTTAATTTTTGGGACATCGTACAAAATCCATCGGAAGCGCTGGTTGTGTTTGTTGGGTATTCCGAAAGAGATGCGTTAGAAGATATTTACGAGATGGAGTCAAAAGCAGTGATGGCTGAGGTTAAGAAGGAGGGCAAATGAAAGAGCGACCAATTTTATTCAGCGGGCCGATGGTCCGAGCAATTCTCGACGGGCGAAAGACGCAGACGAGGAGGGTGGTGAAGCCGCAGCCGGCAACAGTCGAGCGATGGATGGCAGGAAAGCCAGCCCCACAAAAGACAGTCATTTCCTGTACAGTATTCCGAAACCTAGCTGGAAGCGGCTGGACGAATTGCTATCCATTCAAATGCCCCTACGGCCAGCCGGGCGACAGGCTTTGGGTGAGGGAGACGTGGAAAGCAAACGGAACCGGAGGTGGCCCGCGGATCACATTCAAAGCGGATGGCGCTGAGGAGTGGCGAAAGGATGCTCCAAATGATTCCCCTATGTGGATCGCTGACGATGATAATTGGCGTCCCTCAATCTTCATGCCTCGCTGGGCTTCTCGGATCGCGCTGGAGATTACCGAGGTGAGGGCGGAGAGGCTGAATGAGATCAGCGATGAAGACGCGATTGCGGAGGGCGTGTTCTTTAAAGATTACGGGAGGGCGTGCGGTCATTGGGGGCAGTGGCAAGATGCTGGGGATTGCCCTGCGGCACCTGAAACCCACCCACAACGTCCCGGATGGTCGTGGAAGGAAACACGGTCTCCTTTTGAATGCCTTGGATCACCTCGATTCGCTTACTTCAATCTTTGGGATTCCATCCACGGCAAAGACAGTTGGGCTGCCAACCCCTACGTGTGGGTGATTGAGTTTAGGAGGGTGAAATGAAAGCTTGGGCAGTAGGAAACGAAGATGCCTATGACAGTGGCACGGTGATCGTGTTTGCCAACTCAAGATCCGAGGCAAAGAAGATTGGAATGAAGTCAGATTGCTTTTTTGATTTGGAATGGACCGAAGTTTATTGCCGCCGGCTGCCGGAGATGGACGACAAGAACGAGCGGCAAGAGCCGCACATGCTCAACGGAGAATCCATCCCAGACCAAAGGGCTATGAGGAGGCTTGGGTGGTATCACTTTGAGTTCGGTACGAGCGACAAATGTGAATCTTGCGGGCTTTATCCGTGGCCGGACATTCCCGAAAGCAGGCTAACGGAACATGCAGATGGGATTTATACGTGCCAGGAATGCAGGGAGAAGAAGCCATGACCCGAACCGAAACGATTCAACGGACGGACCCTTTGACCATGGACCAGTGGCACCGGCTCCCTTGGCTTCTGCCTCGGGCGGTGGTCCTGGAGTGGACCGGGCTGACAGACCGGGAGCTGGGCCGGGAGGTGAAGGCCGGGCGCATCACCCAGTTTCGAGGCCCGTCCAAGAAGGGGAAATACTTCAAGACGGAGATCGCCCGATTGATCCGGTTGCCCGCCGGAAACCCTCCGCCACCGTCAGATGCACGCTGATAGATGCCGATGGGTGCAGTGAAGAGACCGCAGGCTTGCCAACTGCCCTGTGGGTAGCCAACCAAGGACACCGTGAAGAAACGCCGGAAGGATGATGAACGCCAGGAACGCCATGAAGGCGCCGACCTGCATGGCCTGGTG